AGGAATGCATCGAGTTGTGTCCGTACGTGTATGTGAATGGTCAGAGACTCATGTTGGACCAGCATATCCTAGAGGTACAGCCTGAGGAATGGTTCGGGATAAAGATCGAATTCACTGATTTCGTATGGGAGGTCAAGATGGTAAAGGCGAAGAAGGGAGTGGAGAGCCCTATCTCCAAGAAGGATGCTGACGGGAAGACGCTTGTCGAGGTATCAATACCTGCAGAAGGTTGTGAAACGGCACCTGCGCGGTTGCAGTTGAATTTCTACTTCGGAGGTAACCTGACAGCGCCGCATCCTGTGAAGATGCACATGAGACCTTTGACACAATGGAACTGAAAAAGAGGAACTTCGCAGATAGCATCTTGATGGCAGCGGTATTCTTATACATGTTGCTATCAAGCACCTTCGCTTCATGCCAACACCCGAACGACGACTGTCCTAACACACTATGCTGGGATGCAGAGGGTATAGAAATCATCCCGTGTTATACAGGAAGGGTATCTACAGTGGACTGTGGATTCGACCAATACATCGACTTCGAGGACAACATGATGGACGATGGGGTCGGGTTCGGTCTAGCCTCTCCATGTCACGGATGGAACTATGATGTGTGGTATCAATTCAACAAACTGAGTAACACCTCCCCATTGTTCATCGACCTCTATGGCGGATATTGTCTACACCCTGATTTCCCGAATGTACCTACAGGTTCTTACGGCCTCCTTCAAGGATGGGTGATGGCCTTGTGGCAAGGAGAAGATTGCGGTATATCCCAGATAGTATGGTCCACCCACTGCAAACATCTGACAGATACGAATCCAGGAATCATAGACAGCTGGATAGCCAACGCCTCTGATGAGTCAGACATCATAGACATGCAGGTTGACTACGATCCTAGCCTGCAGGAATACAGTATCGTCATCCTCGATGCTCCTGCTGGTCAATACTTCCTCCAGGTAGACGGCTGGGGTTGGTGTCAAGGAGAAACTTGGCTTAAAGTCTGTGAGAACGGGAATGTACTCGGCATAGATCCATCACCTGAAGTGATTATCTTGGAACCTGTTCCGCCTGATCTTCCTACTGGAATCGAATGGAACGTACTCGGCCAAGAGTACATCGAAAGATATTAGTGTTTGGTTTGATTGTCGGAAGCCTGCAGTTGTAAGCTTGCAGGCTTTCGTTATCTTTGGACACTGCAGAAGCACCCGTACCCGGGTATCCCCCTCGATGGCCGCAAGGTAGTTAGAGGGGCAGAAGTCGGATTAGTAGTTCCGAATAGGAACAGAGGTTTTCTCCGATAGCTTCGAAAAGGAAGACGATAAACTTGTCGGTTGGGGCACATTGCACATAGGTAGGTGCGGTGAATCAACACTGAGGTCAGTGTCCCTGGGTAGCTCGGAAGAGCAGCACTGCCGCAAGCGAAACGTCGACTGAAATAGCACCCTCAAGGGGCTTGCTGTACCCTTTCATGACTTCTTCGTAGTTTTGGAGTGTAACACAAATCACTACGATACCATGCTCAAAGGAGTCAATTGCAACAGACTGGATGGGGACATGTCATACATGGAGACCATCTCTGATGGCGTATGGCGCCTAGGGGGTACCCACGCGCAGGAAGAAGGTTACGCCATGACCCGTGCGCAGATGAAGCAGGTGCTCACCGACAAGTTCATCTACACCGTCAATAGGAACGACAGTAACTGGAGCCAGGCATGGACAGTGATGTCGTTGAGGTACATGGGGGTCAGGACACCATGGCTGGAGATGTTCAACGAAGACTACTTCGATGACTTTGACTCCGGACAACCTCAGAACCAACAATACATACTCGGCCGGGAATCTGCAGAGCGCTACATCCTAGACGCAGAAGAGAAGATCCAATGGATAAGAATGATGGGCGGGACCATGAACAAGCGCATCATACTGGTAGGCGCATACATCAAGAGGAAGCACAACACGAAGAGACGGCAGTACAACCAAGGTTGGAACGACGTCGTGAGTGCACATTGCCGCGCAAACGGGTACGGCATCTCCTACCATATATACGAAGCTGACCTTCGTCCTGAGAAGAGGGAGGACTTCGGTTACCTCGACATCCTGGTCGATCAGGACCTGGATCTGTTCATCACTGAATCCGGATGCATACCTGTAGGTGGTCCTACTCCTGACGGCGTGCCTCCAGAGAAGTTCTACGAGGCCACGGAATTCGTATGGAACGAGATCAACAAGAGACTCCGCCCTACAGACGTACACCTATGTCACGTGAGTCATCAGGACAAACAGCCTTTAGGATTGTTCCATAAGGGACGTCCCACTGAGCTCTACAGCATATACAAACAATTACCATGAAGAAGTACAACTTCGAGATCATCTGCTACATCCTAGGGATGATGGTCTTGGCGGCACTGACGCAGGCATGTTCGAAAGACGGCATGATCGAGCCGACTTCATATTCCATAGCCGACATAGCTGAGAGGCAATTCGCCGACAACACTGCAAAAGCAACACCGGTATCCGAGATAGACATCACGGACTACTGGTATTTCGGAAGCTACTTTCCATTACAATTGACTGGTGATTACGATACTCCGAGCCCGATACCGTTGGAGAACTTATCCCTCTCTTCAGATAGTGCAGGGTTCTTGATCTCTGCGACGGACACGGTGAACATGATCACCTACGGCGCAGTCGAGTTCGACACTATCTTCCAGACGGAGTATTTCAATTCGGTCATCGTTCTGGATCCACCTACCGGTCCTAATCTCATATACGCAGACCAGGGTAAGAAGATATGGGGTAAGACCATCAGTCAATTACGATCCGACTTCGATTGCGAAGAGTACGGAATGTTCATACTACGAGGCACCAGTCTACAAGACCCTGATTCAGTGGACTATGATCCCTTCACAGACTATCGAGGGAGATTGTACCGGACATCGGTCTTGAATGCGCAGGTGGAATTGATCCATGACAGCCTACCTACCATCTTCGGAGATTGTACGGGTTTCATCCGTAACGAGATCGCAAGCGATTCGTTGACAGGTAAGGGCACATTGAATATGGATTGCAGGTATGACGATCCGTTCTTCCAAGCGGAATTTTATGGTGATTCCTACAACTATGCAGGCTTCACGAACCTCAGGGTCATCTCCGACATGAACAGTTCTTTTGCTGTAGGTAGGCCGGGACCTAAGAATTGGACGGATCCTGCCAATGACTGCAGGGACATCGGTGGAGCGACCAACAAGCAGGTGTGGTATGTACAGGGCCAGGACGCTCAAGGAGACCCGGCCAACATACCGCTTACCTTCTGGAAAGAGATCAGGGTACACATGAACGGTGGAGACGATTCCATCAAAACAAGCTGTGACTGATGGGTGATTGGGGTAAAGTCAAGACGGCTATGTTGGAACGTTTGAAAGTCCTTGACTTGGAGCAAGGATTGTTCCAACAGTTCTTCATGGATCCGAAGACGTTGAACTGCGTGGTCGACACACATACAGGGAAATTCGCACTTTACTCTCCCCTATGGCTCGAATTGACGGGCATGAAGGATAGGGAAAATGAATTCGAGGACATGGAGTTCGTCTCTATGGTCGCTCCTTCTGATCGTGCTTATACCCTCGAAATCTGGGAAAGTAGCAAGAAGCCTGAGAGTGACGGTACTCACAAGATCGCCGCAAACCAATACGAATTGCATGCAGGGCCATTCTGGGTGGAATGGGTAAACGCTGTAAAGAGCAAAGCGACAAAGGAGCATCCGAAAGGGGGCAGATACATGATGTGTGCCGCTTTGCCGATACCGTATGAGAAATACATTGCATGGAAACGTAAGAATGGATTGACATGAGCGAACTCGACCAGCCTTTTACAAGAGAGCCCACTACCATACAGGAGTGGCTGAGATTACTCATCAAGGAGATCGATGAGAGCATCGAAGATCGTAAGATGATCCGGAAGGAGAATCTGAAGTTCATGAGCGAATTGAAGGAGGATCTCCTGAAGATCATTGATAGGGTGAAGATCCTGGAAGATTCTGCCCTGACTGCGCAGGCCATTGCAGAAGCTTTCGAGAAGAGGGAGCAGAAGGACGCAGACAAACGTGAAGAAGACAAAAGGCAACTGGAAGTCATGATACTCCAAGAGCAGTCCGACAGAGGTAAGTTCCAGTGGGCCGTAGGCATTGCTGCTACTGTGATACTGGGACTCCTTGGAATACTACTAGCAAGATGAGCAGGCCCAAGTTCTCATACTTCAGTACTGCAGGCGGGGTATCCGTTACCCTTCTGGTCGGTATGGGCGCATACTTCAGCTTCATGACCAAGATAGGTTGGATCGTACACGATCAGGGACCTGTAGTGGAATGTGAGATGGTGGATACCCACAGTGAGGCAGCGCACTTCGCGTTCAACATCTGCGACTTCACCCATGAGAGATTCGGAAACTTCTGTTCCTACAACGGAGAGATGATAATAGGACCTTGGGTCTTTGACCCGGACAGTACCGACCGCGGCGTAGCCTACCACGCCAGCGGTTGGAACCGTCGTACCAATGGTACCATGCTGGTCCGCACAGATGATCTTGAGTTCAATAAACAGACCTATCACACGTTCAGGGACGTATGGCTCCCTGACAAACTGAGTCGGTTGGATACAGTGCCGCTTGTCATGCTGGGACATTTCCATGTCGCAAAGAATGGTAAGGAGGATCCCCGTCCGTACAAGGAATGGATGACGAGGGATTCATTGTTCTGGGACCTGCGAGAAGATCCCGAGTTCGATCTGCCTGGACCACCTCAGTGGATAAGGGATAATTACAACATGCCATGCAAAAAGAACTGACATGGGCAAAGCATTTTCTAAGAGGAGTAAACTTGATATACTCCGTCGCTATTCCGATGATCTCGATCTTCTGGTTAGTCTACAACTGGCAAAGCGAGAGTTATGCATGGGCATTCGCAATACTGATAGTTCCGTTAGGTTGGTTCGTGTACGGGGAGAGAATGCGGCATAAGAAGAACACGGAGATCCGTAAGATGAATCAGCGTATATTGAACCGGTTCAATCAGACTGAATTGTGAGTATCCCCACAGAGATCAGATACATCCTCATTGTAATCGGCAGTCTGCTGGTGACATATCTGCTTGCATTGAAAGCGATAGACTCGATCAATGCAAAAAGGGACTTCGAAGCGATACAGCTCAAGCTTGACAATGCAAGGGATTCCTTGCTGCGGGCACAAAAGATAATCAAGAACCAAGGCGAACGCCTGGACCCTATAATAGAGTTCAGGGACAGTGTGGTCTTGGTCACAGAGTACAGGATCATAGAACGAGAGAGAAATGAAGATGCACTTATCGATGAGATACGCGATAGGAGTATGGATGGGGCTGCTGTCGCTGTCTCTCTCAATGAACATCTATTCTCAGCCTACCCATTCGACTCCATCCCTGGAGACACTCTTAGCGAGTGAAGGCATAGAGAAGGTAGAGCTTGTTCTCTACAAAGGGGATCCGTTCCTCTTACTCACAGTACCCACTGGTGAGCGCCTCGTTGATATACTTGATTACACCAAGTTCATCATACGTGACCGTGAAGATTGCTACCAGGACCTAGAGCTCTTCGTGAAGATGACCAAGATCGGCACAGAGGAACTACGCACCATACAGGACGAAGGAAAAGAGATAAAGCTCCTAATACAAAGTGCGGACAAGAACATAGATGAAGCTACGGATCTGGCAGAGGATGCCATCAAGGAACCGTGGCTCCTAGGAATCTGGAGGGAAATGAAGAGAGGGGTACCGTGGTTCGGTGCTGGCGCTGCCGCAGCAACGATCCTGATAATCACTTCAAATAATTAGAAACTATGGCTGGAAAGCGACAGATCGGATCGAAGATAGCAGAGGAATACTTGGAAAGATGGCCGGACATGGCGACGCGGACGCTGGCAAAGAAGATGTACAAGGAGAATCCTTCCGTATGGTCCAACGATGAATCTGCGAGAACTACTCTCAGAAGGCTTATAGGGACCACCGGGAATACCGCTCGCAAAGAGAAGAATATAGACAAGAAGGATGTCGTCTATGCGAAGAATGCGAACAAGATGGGGATACCCAACCCTTTCCATATCCCTGAATCCGATGAGGTCGAATGGCCTCCATTCGTCATACCCAAGCTCCATCGCCGCATACTTATCCTCTCGGATATACACATGCCCTACCATAACGAGGAAGCTCTTAGACTCGCACTCGGTTGGGCCTTGGACCAGAAGATAGAAGCGATAGTCCTGAACGGGGACATCCTGGACTTCTACGGTTTGTCCAGGTATGAGAAGGATCCTAGGAAGAGGAGGTTCTCAGAAGAGTTGGAGATGGGGAGGGAGTTCCTCGCAGAGCTCAGGAAACACTTCGACGGTATACCCATCTACTACAAGCTGGGTAACCATGAGGAGAGATATGAGGCCTACCTGCGATTGAAGGCTCCGGAACTTCTGGATGTCAACGAATTCAAACTCGATGTGCTGTTGAGATTCGGAGAGATGGGTATCACCTTGATCGATGACCAACAGCGGATAATGGCAGGTGATCTCTGCATCATGCACGGCCACGAGTTCGGAAGGAGTGTCTTTTCGCCGGTGAATCCAGCCCGGGGATACTACAACAGGGCGAAAGCATCTGTGATATGCGGACACAACCACCAGACTTCGCAGCACAGTGAATCGAACCTGCACGAAGAGGAGATAATGACCTGGAGTACCGGATGTCTATGTGAGCTCCATCCACGGTACATGCGCGTCAACAAATGGAATCACGGATTCGCATATGTGGAAGTCTATAATGACGGGACTTTCGATGTCTCGAATCTAAGGATAAAGGACGGCCGGGTCAGACACGCTTGATCCGTATACTTTTCTTGTATATTTGTCATGTAACCATAAATTGTAGACATGGCGAAATCTCAAGAAGAGCCCCGCGTAGAAGGAAAGACCAGCATCAAGTTCATGCCTGGGTTCAACTTCATCATATGTGAGAGTCCTGAGAGCACTACCACAGAAGGAGGTATCCACATACCTGAACAAGCGCAAGCCACATATACCCAGACAAAGGGACTGAAGGTGGTAGCTGTCGGTAAAGGCATCGAGGATTACAAGATAGGTGATCGCATCATGACCGATACGAGCCCTGTATTGGACTTCGAAGTCGGGAAGAGACGCTACATAGGCGTTCAGTCATTCCAAGTACTCGGAAGATTCTACGGATGAAAGGGAAAGTCACAATAGAGCTCGAAGATTTCCAAGCACTCCTCAAGAACGAAGAGCGCTTGAGAACTTTCAAGAAAGACGTCGATGATGCTTACAAAGCGCTTCAGAACGTATTCACCTACTTGGTGACGAAAGGCGTTGATGCCGACTCTTTCATAGAAGGGTACAACCAGACTGCAGATGAGATCACCTTGAAAAAAGGCGAGATGGGACAAATACTACTCGTAAGAAAATGAAGCAGAGACTTACCATAAAAGCCAATACCACATTCAAGTACATGAAGTTGTGGAACGGTGTCTTCGATCTCACCCATACGGAGCTAAGGGTGTTGGCTTCTATGGTGGACAACTCTGAAAGATTGAATGGGGGAGAGAGCATATCCACTCCTGCAGTCAAGAAGGCTGTAGCCGCGGATATGAACCGGGAGGATTTCAACACCCTGAACAACTACGTGAAGAAGATCAAGGACAAGGGAGCCATATTCAAGCAGGGTAACAGATATGTCCTGCACAGGCTCTTGAATCCCAAGACGAAACATATAGAAGTAAACATACTGGAATGAGTGAATTCCCAAGCATATGGCAGATGACCAAGAACTTCAGCAAGGAGTTTGCGACATGGATGGCCAACGGAGCTCCGGTAGTATCAGAAGATGACTACAAGGAACGACTCTCCACCTGCAACAGTTGCCCCATGTTGGACAGAAGGGTGATGCGGTGTAAGGAGTGCGGCTGTAAGGTGGAGCATAAGGCGAAATGGAAAACAGCAGATTGTCCTCTGAAGAACTGGAAGAAACAGGAACTGGATGAACAAGAAAGAGATAATACAGATACTGGCGACCAAGCACAATCTTCCTCTGGAGAAGGTTGAATCGATCACCGGTCACCAATTCAAGTTCGTTGCCAAGACCATGGCGAAAGGCGACTTCGACGCTGTACGACTCCCATACTTCGGAAAGTTCCATTCGAAGCCTGAACGACGTAAAAGGATGAACGAGAATGTTGCTGCAGGTAGATAACGGTAAAGTGGTTCCATCCGGATATGCGCTGAGCATCTCCGCCTTCAAGGTCCTGAATACGGATGAGCTCGCCTACATCTACTTCATGCTCGATCCCAAATCCCCGTACGCGAAGTATTCTGAAGATGCACGCAAGGAGCAAGTACTCGAAGACGTCCCGAAGGTCAAGATGAGCAAGAAGCTACAGGTTGGGATGGATAAGTACGACGAGCTTATAGATAGTGTAGCGCTACAACTCTTACGTGCAGGACGGGAAGGAGCCTTCAAGTTGAGGAATTATTTCCGGGACGTGGACCTGCAGGAGAGGGACGATAACGGCAAATTGGTCCACTCCGCAAAGGACCTGATGTACAACCTGACCAAACTGGGAGATACGATCGACGGCATAGACAAGCTGGAAGAGATAGTCAAGAAGCAGGAAGCTGAAGGAACAGTTGCCCGCGGGGGTGTTGAAATAGGCAGATATAATGTTTAGATTAGACACTATGGAATTCCTCGAAGAGGCAGAGAAGCACGAACGTGCTATGGAGATTGCGTATCAGTACGTTATGAAGCAGATCGACATCGAAGACCTGATCAACTTCGAGGATTATCTGAACACGGATCTCTGTTATTACCTACCATTCGACCCCGAGGAAGAGGACGGAAGAGACTACGGCACGCTGGATCTGCTTCGGGAGTACTACGAAAATCTTGAGGAATACGAGAGATGCGCGACATTGAGGGACCTTATATCCAAGATTTCAAGGATACCCAAGGGCTGAGTTCTGCTGCAAATCATTTCAAGGAGAAAGGATATTACACAGCAGCTCCTGCGGGTACCAAGGCTTACTTCGACTACTGGGACGAGCAGAAGCGTCGATGTCTGGAAGGTTATGAACACGCCGGTACCAAGATCACAGGGTACCATTACTTCTTCCTCAACTTCTCTCCCATGGACATCGCTGTCACAGAGACTCTTCCAGATGGAACTGAGATAGACAAGCGTATCACTTCCTTCCCGCGGTTCTATGACGGGGACTGGAAGTATTTCCACGAGATAGACAAGGCCAGGAAAGAAGGAAAACACCAGGCTGTACTCAAAGGACGTCGTAAGGGATACTCCTACAAGGCAGCCTCGATGGTCAACTGCAACTACTTCCATCTCAGAGGTAGCAAGAGTTACATCTTCGCAGGCGAGAAGGAATATCTGATCAATGACGGTCTCCTCTCCAAAGCTTGGAGCATCATGTCCTTCGTAGACGACAACACTGCATGGACACAGCCCCGGGTCAAGGACTCCGAGATGCACAAGCAGTCTGGATACAAGATCAACTTGAACGGTACCTTGGTCGTGAGGGGAATGATGTCCCAGATAATCGGGGTATCCTTGAAGGACAATGCTGACAAGGTCCGGGGTAAAGCGGGAGAACTCATCTTCTTCGAGGAATCCGGTAAACTCCCAGGTCTCCTCAAGGCATGGGAAGTGACGATGCCTACCATGCGCCAAGGATCCAAGACCCTGGGACTGATGGTAGCCTTCGGTACAGGCGGTACAGAGGGTGCAGACTTCGAAGGACTCGAGGAGATATTCTACAATCCTTTAGCATATGACTGCATGGATTACGAGAACGTGTGGGACGAAGGAGCTCTAGGAACCCGGTGCGGGCACTTCGTTCCTATCTACGAGAACCTCGAAGGATTCATAGACGAGAACGGTAACTCTATGGTGAAGGAAGCCATAGAGTTCGAGATGGAGCAGAGGGAGAAGAAGAAGAAGACGAACGATCCGAAGGCATACGATCAGTACATAGCCGAGCAACCCTTCAGTCCTCAAGAAGCCACACTGCAGGTATCATCCAACCTCTTCGACATAGCCAGTCTCCAAGCTCAGTACAACAGGGTAAAGGTCCATGATCTGGACTCATCTGGTACAGTAGGAAGGTTGTATTACGGGACAGACAAGGAATTGAAGTTCAGGCCTGACTCGGAACTTAGACAGATCAGGCGCTACCCGCACCGAAAAGAAGATCATCTTGATGGAGCCATAGTTCTCTATGAGGCTCCGTATAGAACCCAGGAGGGAGTAGTGCCACGAAATCTATACATACTATGTCATGACCCATATGCACAAAACCAATCTGCAGATTCCACTTCTCTAGGGGCGGCGTATGTTCTAAAGCGAGTGAATAATATATCAAGGCCTGACGATATGATCGTGGCGAGTTACGTGGGCCGCCCGAACACCCAAGATGAATATAACGAGAATCTCTTCAAGCTTGCAAAATACTACAACGCAAAGATAGGATTCGAGAACGATCGAGGAGACGTCATAGGTTTCGCAAAGAGGAAGAGGCTCCTACACTACCTGGAGTCGGAGTTCGAGATGCTCGACAAGAAGGAGCTTCAATCCAAGACTGTGCGGAGAAATTACGGTATGCACATGACAGACGCCAGGAAGAAGCAGGGAGAAATCTACATCAGGGATTGGCTGCGCGAGGTCAGAGGGAAGGACGAGAACGGGAAGCCGACGATGAACATGCACAAGATCTATGACCTGGCGCTGCTACAGGAGTTGATCAAGTTCAATCACAAGGGCAACTTCGACCGGGTGATGGCACTGATGATAGGCATGTATCATACACAAGAACTTTATAATGCAGAAGTCTTCGAACAGGAGCAGGACAATTCCGCCAACGAATGGTTCGATAGACTCTATGGCTGAGTGCTATAAGAATAAAAGAGTAGCAGAATCATAACTTCTATCTGTACAGATAATCCCTACTCGGTTAACTTTGTTCGAT